ATCGGTCCAGGTGTTGTTCGTCGATATTACTCTGGTCGCTAATCGAACTCCCATAGTACGTTACCTTTTTGAATATTGGTTTAAATATTGGGCCGCCTGGTGAATCAGCCTGCTTTGGACTTCGATGCGTGTAGTATCGAAGCCAATTCAGTATCTGCTTTTTAAATTTAATCCACTTCATCAGCGCCCTTGGGAAATGGGGTAGCCCTAAAACTACCCCAATTCAATTAAGGTGTATACTCTTCCCATAACCAACTGAACATAAAAGTTGCGTCATTAATAGCTGAAGCATAAGGTGAAACGTGATACCCTGGAGGCACAATTAATGAACCTTCAAGATCAAAATACATCCCATCTTGTAAACCAGTTGTCACTGCGCCCGTATGAAATGATCCAAAAAGCTGATCTAAAACCGGGGCTTCGGTGAATACAACTGCGCTATCAACTTCAGCCACAGATGCTGCTCCACCGAGTAGCCTATTCTTAGGCACAATAATGGCAGTTGAGGCGCTTACACCTCCGCCTGTCATAATACCCATTACACAATTAGCTGTCGGAACTGCGATTAAAGCCGCGATGCCGATGCCTAAAATTGCAAAATTCTTACCGCTACCTACTGGATTACAAAGCGCAAGCCCAGTGTAGGTGGCTGCCATCCCCGCCGTTACATTCACAACGGCTTGATTAGCTACTGAATAAACACGACCTGCTTCTGTTGCTATGCGGTATTTTCCGCCCTGAGATACGATTAACTCCCCGTTGGAATCTACCAACACAGGTTTACCGACTCCTGCTGCTGTTTTTCCGTACATAATAATTCTCCTTATATATTAAACTCTAAGATCTTTTACCCATCCACCGTTATGATAGACATACTTTTCACCTGTATCAACAGCATGAAAAGTTGAGCCTTCAGGTGGGCTGTCAATTGTCACATGCTCACCTGTTTGCCCGCTAAAACGCTTTATAGTTGTTTCAAGCATGACAGTCATTACTACTACCTCCTGCTAAATAGCTGATACAGCGTTAGCACCTTCTGTCATTGCAATATAGTGCAATGCGTATCTGGCACTTGCTACACCTGCCTGAGACGCTCCAGCAACTAAGGCGGAGACAACACCAACAGCGTTGACATCAGCGCCGGTTTTACCACCGAGCAAAAAAGGTGCTGGTAGGTAGCTTATACCTGCTGACGGGCCTTCGATTACCTGGCCAGGGCCTAAGAATGACCACCTAGATCCTACCGCAGAAGTAGCCATCGTAGCAGAAGCTGATCCAAGCGTAGCAATAGCTTGCGTAGGAGTTGTACCTGTCCATCTGAATACAAGCGTTGATGCATTGGCATCAAATAGTCCTGTCACCTCAGCATACATAGCAACCACTTTTATTAAGCCGATCACATTAAAAATAGCGTATGTGACTGGATTCGTCCAGTAGGTTGTCAGATTTGTAAGAACAGGGGTTTCAACTCGTATCCCAGACACAATTTCCCCAACTCTATCCTGAGTACTCTGGTTATAATTAAATGTTAATCTACCCATATCGTTTGATCCTCCTTTCTATACAGCCGGTCTTACATAAGCGCCGAGACTCATTGGAGCATAAACGCATGTGAATCTAACATTACCATCTGTCGCATCGGCTATTGAGCCATCCGCTGTAATCCCTCCAATCATGCTATCCCCGTCGGCGTCTACACCACCAAGGATAAAAGGAGCTCCATTATTCGCGGGTGAGTCGTATTCGATACCAGTGATTACTAAGGTCGTGCCAACGGTTGTACCTGGCCATACGACCCTATTACCAGTATTTAACGCAGCAATTGAAGCAGAAACTACACAAATGTCTGCTTTCGCTATTACCGGGGTGGTGCTAACATACGCAAAGTTTGGCTGTGCAGCACCTGCCATATCTTCAGTGATTTCTCCATACAGTTCCAGAAGAAGTATTCTACCGTATACCGTAAAGATTGTAGCGGTATCAGCGGTTAACCAATAATCAGTTGCCTCAAGATTGGCTGTTTCGCATAAGAGGCCTCGATGATGATCACTTACGGCCTCTATGGTTGATTTATTCATCTCAACCTCCTATTTTTAAGGTATAAGGTGGCCATATCTCAGACCACCTGTTTAATTTAAGCAATTACTGTTGCACTCTGCGGACTGGCGTATCTTGCCCCACTCAGAATGGCAACCGCTGACATAATTGAAGCTCCTGTCGGATCAGCTTGTCGAAAACGGAATCCAACATGACCAGATGTCAACTGAGAATCATCCAGTTCGATAATGTACATAGTATTATCTGTGGCAGTAGGAATCATCCCTGTTACTTCAGCAGATTTCCTCTCTGACATCACATCACCTAGCGCTCCCTCAAAGTCCAGGATACATTCGTAATAGTCAAACACAATTTCAGTATGCGTGGTCGGTGTCATATCATCGCATGACTCAACCAGGATCAGACCATCAGCCCTCGGCGTTGCGCCGTAGCTTATAATAGCTGTCAGGTGTGAATAATTCTCCATGCTAACTACCAGCGTGCTTTCTGCGGCTGTATGATCAGCAGGCTCCCATAACTGAACCAGGTGCCCTTCTTCTCCGAGTACGAATCCTTTTGCTCCCATAATAATTCTCCTTATTTTTGTTATTCCGAGGATTTCTCCCCGGAATTTAGCTATTTATTACTAATAATATCAGGATCTTGTGTCTAACACGATGAAATGCGATTGAGTTGAAGCTGCCCCGCCTTTGTAAGGTGTAATCGCAGAAGCCAACATCGGTTGCCCATCAATTCTCAGGATAAACCGGAAGCATTGCTGATCTGTCAGGAAGGCCACATGAATACTCATGTCAGTTTTAACTCCACCTTTGTCTGCTAAAATATAGCCTCGTTTAAAATCGGCTAGGATTATATCGCCTTGAGTTCCTAATGAGGGGCATTGCTCGATTGGTAAAACTGGACGTCCATAGAGGGTATCAAACGGCTGGCCGCTGAGCCCTGTGGATGCTGGCATATATACGGGCACCCCACCAGTTCCGACAGATAAGGCCATTGCGTGTAACTGAGGCTCGATATTCTGATTAATCAGCCAGACAGAATTTGCCCTGGAAGATGCGAACAGCCTGGAACGCATTTTCATCAGATTTTCAGCCTGAATTGTCTCTTTAGCTTGGCCGGTTTCTTTTCCTACTGACACCAGACTTCCAGCATTCAAAATGCCTAAAGGCTGACCCCCGCCAGTACCATTGACCATAACATCATCAATTGCGAAGCCCATCTCTGAAATAAATGCGGACTTAGTTTCAGATTCCAACACTGAAGCGTCGTCCATCATTTCAGATGTCAGATACACAAGCCCAGCTACTTTCTTCAGATTCAGCTCAACTCTGCGGAACTTGGGCTTTGAAGCTGTTACCGTATCTGCTTCATCGATCCAAACTACCTGTACTCCACCATGCCGAGAGCCATTCGCTCGGGATGTCTCATCAAAACCATTTATAACAGTTGAGTTAGCGTTACCGCTGATCGGGATTCTACGAGGTTTGGAAGCCAGCATGCCTGTCTCAAAAACCTGTTTTAGCAACTCCTGTGAGAAATCGCTCTGAACAAGAAACCCACCATCAGAGGGAACAGTTTCGTTTAAGCCAGTTGCAGCGGCGCTAATGTTCAAACGAGGATCAACAGTGCCTCCAGGCATACTAGCGCGCATAACTGCGGCCATCTGCGTCCCGAACAACTTAAACTTATCTTTGTCACGAACCTCTATACCACTGCCCGGTATTTTGGACTTGGGTTTAGGCTGAGTTTCGGGATCATTCGGCTCTTCAAGCTCTATTGCCACCCTCTCCCTTCTCTCCATCGTATTGATGATGGTCTGATACTCTTTCACTGTATCAAGCATCTCATTCTGTAGGGTTATTTCAGCGTCTACAGGATCTCGATTCTCATTGATACATTTAGTTTCAATATCGGCCACTTTTCTCATAAGACTTTTAACGTCTTCTCTGTACTGTGTAATGGTCTTCATATCTGAAGTCCTCCTTCTTTATTTTTTATTGTGGTGCAATAAGTTCTGCTCTTGTTAATAAATCCGCCGTTCTATCTTTTTTAGGTTTCGCTGGCCCTGCCTCTCGCAGATGGGTTTCGTCAGTTTGTACCTCTCGCACATCCTGGTCCTTGCTTTCAATTTGTACCTCTCGCACATCCTGAATAGCACTAAACCCTTTCGCTAAAATACCTTTGGCTTCATTTATGCTACACCCTACATCACGCAGGGCTTGCTCTATGTCTCTTTCGTTAATTTCTTTATCTTCATCTATATTAAGAAGTTTATCCGGCACATTGGCAAAAACAGATAGATCGAAAAGCGTAATAGCCTGAGATTTCTTCTCTTTTTTATCTTCTTTTTCAATTACATCGATAAATCCCATTTCCAGAGCTTCCTCCGCTGTCAGCCACGTTTCAGCACTCACAAGGGCTTTTATTTCTTTTTCATCTTTTCCGGATTTATCTATATACGTCTTCATAATAGTGCCGCCTATTTTATCCAGAAGGTCGGCTTCATCACGCATGATATCAGCGTTCCCGACAACCATCGACCACGGCTCATGGATCATAAAAAAAGCATTCTCAGCCATCCTAACTTCATCTGCTGCCAAGGCAATAACTGAAGCGATGGAGGCGGCGAGCCCGTCGATATGGACAACTGTCCGTGAAGTGTGTTGCTTTATCGCGTTGAATATTGAAGTGCCATCAAAGACGGACCCGCCAGGGGAATTTATGCGTATATTAAGTACTTTAGCAGAGATGCCTGCTAAATCTTTTACGAATGATCCTGCTTCAATGCCGTACCACCCGATTTCGTCGTATATGAAAACAGTTTCCTCATCTGCTACATCTTTGATTATGTGATCTATTTTCGCTCTCGGTTTGAATGGGCTTCTACTCTGTAGTCTCATCTTTCTTATCCTCCGTCTCCAATTTCTTGGGATCTTCCGTATCTGTTGTTTTTACGGGACCCACGTTTTTTGCGAGATATTCATCAAATTTACTTACCGGAATCAAACCAGTGGGAGCCCATAGCTCATTTGCGAGGGGGTCATCTGAAGGATTCATATCTTCTTTTACCCGAGCCTCATTAGGTATCATTACTGTCGCAGCAATCATTGTTTTATAGTACTCGGCGCGATCTTTCGAGTTAGCTCGTAAAAGACCCTCGACGTTATACTTCCAGTAGTGTTTAGTCTTCCGCTGCCTCTTAGTTAGCAGCTGCATACGAAATTGCTGCTCCCGAAAAATCAGGCGGGGTAGAACCGACTCAGTAACATAGGATTGCTGTTCACTTTCAATATTATTAAAAGAAGACTTTGATAAGTCCTTTAATTTATGGGGAGGGAGGTTAAACCATCTGGCGATCTCGGATATCTGGTGCTTTCTGCTTTCAAGGAACTGAGAATCTTCCGGGGACATCCCCAGAGCCTTCATCTCCATTCCTTCTTCCAGAAACAAAATGCGGTTTGTATCTCCGAGCCCATCTAATGACTGTTTTAACGCGGCTCGCATTTTTGTTAAGTCCTTAACAGGATTTTTATAAGTAACAACTAAGTCCGGATGAGTATCGTTCTCAAAATATGTTCCCCCGTAAGACTCCATAGCCATTCCCAGGCCGAGGGACTTTCTCGCCACCTCTATAACAGGGATACCTAAAAAATCATCCCAGCTCATACCTGTTACATGCAAAATCTTATCACGATTAAACCACCGGATACCTTCTTCTAGTCTAATCTCATACGCCAGTTCACCATCAATCATCTGGACGTTTAAAACCCTATCCGGTGGAATAGGCCACAGCTCTACGAGATCTCCTAGTTTATTATATACCTTCTCCGCAAAACCATTACCCTTTAATAAGGTATGTACTTCCAAGGTCTGACGAAAAATTGCCGCAGTCATATATTTGTTAGCCTGGTAATGCATAACATCATGGACTGATTCGGTATCTGCAACATGGGAGGAGTCTTTGATTTTTTGACGTAGATTGAGGGGAAGTGTCGCAGCTGTTTCTGAGATAAGGGTTATCGCATTCCAAACAGCTGCATACGTTAACGCGGTCGTTTCATTAACAATTTCGCCGGAAGTCTTATTACCAAACAAGTTCCACGTAGAAATATCCCACGCTTTCTCATTATTCACACCGAGATCGTTAAAGAACCGCTTAACACGGGAGGTAGTTCTCGCAAATATACTCACATTATTATCTGCCTCGCTGAGGTATAACTCGAAATTCGATTACGAGAAGGGTAAATGAGTACAGATAATGATGTAAAGTATTATTTTATAAAGTACTTGAGATAGTCACCAAAATTATACAAATGACTATGTTCTATATAAAAACGTGTAAAGCATTTTTTGTACTTTTGCGACTATTTCTCTAAAAAACCCGTGGATGTACCTTTTTTCCGAACCTACAGTTCAGCAGAGATCGCCTTGTGATCATAATAGTTCCGGGTCCAACCCTGTTAGCCTCTAAATGCCCATGATCAATCCAGTTGCGGATAGTTGCTTCTACAACATCAAAATACGCAGCAGCCTCGCTTATACGAAAAGAGTTCTTAACCGGGAGTGTCTCATCGTCCACTTCCTCCTTAGCATCCTCTAAAGGATCATATACATCCTCTTCTACAGGTGTGTTAGCTTTCAGTACTGCTGTTGTCTTGCTATGTTTGCTCTTCATATGATGTATCCTCTCCTAAAGTCATTCGTTTTACTATTTGTTCAACAGTTAAGTCGTCATAAATGGATTCAGTGAGCCCGCCATTTAGTTTTAGGCGACCGATTGCCATAATCAGTGCCACCGCCCCATCGATTTTATTTTCATTTTTATCTTTCGTCGGGTAGTAATATTTCACTGGTCCTGAGTTACGTCCCTGCTTTTTAATTACGTTTCCGATCATCCAGTTTAAAACCGGGTCGTTACTATGCCGCAACCCCTTAGAATAAATTAAAGCTTCCAACTCCTTCATCGGTTCAGATATAAGTGCTGGTCCAGGGTTTATATCCATACAATTGTCCGGTGGGAACCATTCCATGACGTTATTCATCAGATAAGTGGCTTCTCTGGGGTCATAAGCGATTTCATGGATATTATAAAGCTCATGGTCCGCTTTTAGATCGTCCTCAATGTACCTAAAATCAGTACGTGCTCCGGATGTTTCAGTAATGTAGCCTTCTTTAGCCCACTTGACATAATGTTCATTACCTGGTAAGTTAATAGTTTCCTCCGGGAGATAGTGCTTTGCAAAAACACAAACCTGGTCTTCTTTAAAGAACACTAAAACTTTAGAACAGATATCAATTTTAGAGGCTAAATCTAAAGCCGCATAGCACGCCCAGCCCCGAAAATCCTCTATATTTAAGGTATCATCAGCACACACCTCCCATTTCACCATATTCATCCACGCAACCCCTGCATTTGTCCATACATTGAGGTGTTTACACAAATTAATGTTCTGTTTACTTGCATCCGTCATTGTCTCTTGATATTTCCGGAAGAGATAATCTTCCAACACAGACACACCGTAGTTAGGATTGGCAGCCTTCCATACTTCAAAATCTTTCCAATCCGCATCTGCGTCTACTGTGTAAATGATTGCAAACATATAGTCATCGTCGATAATACCATTAAGCACTCGAACTGCTTTCTGGTGGAGATCGTAACAAGGTGTTGCAGTATTAATTCCCGCTGTGGTAATAACAAACACCATTGGCTGTTCTCGACTCCCCATCCCGGTTTCCATCGTATCATATTGATCAGATGTCTTATGCTCATGGTACTCATCGATGATTGCACAGTGAGGACTTGCGCCATCTCCAGGATTACCCACTATCAATTCAAAACGAGACAGGTCGGGTAGGTATATACTGGTTGGGTTTCTGGGTGTTCCGGATAAGTCTGCGCCGTAATAAGACATAAAGTCAGGAGACTGTTTCGCCATAAGCCATGCGGGACGGAACACCTCAAGAGCCTGCTTTTCGGTAGAAGCCCCTGAATAAATTTCAGCACCATTTTCATTATCAGCGGCCAGCATGTAGAGTCCTGCTGTTGCACCATCTACGGATTTCCCATTTTTACGTGGCACTTCGATGTAGACGATGTTGAATCGCCTCATATTGTTCTTTTTCTTAACCCACCCCCACACACAACACTGAATAAACACCTGATGAGGGCTCAAGACAAGGGGTGTCCTAGCCCACTTATCCTTAACATGCTTGAAGTTCTCAGAAAAAGCACATCGACGATTTGCCTTTTTAATATCAAATCGAAATAGATAATCTTTATCAGCGGATTTTTCAATATCAGTTAAATGTCTTTGGCAAGCCCGTATTACAAGATCACAAGCTGGCTGTTCACCCGACACAACATCATCAGCATATTTCTGAGCAATAGCTGCGTAATCCCGTTTCATAGGTTATATATCCTCAAAAGCGTTGCCTCTGGGCTTTACAGCTCCAGGTTTTACACCTGCCTTTGGTGCAGAAACTCTCGTCAAAGCCATCTCGGATAAAAGCGACTGAGCTGCTTTACGAGACCTCTCCATGCGTCTTACTGCGGGGTTCTCTCGGACGATAACTACTCCCTTTCGATCAACGGCCTCGTAATAGCTCCCAAAGAAAATAATGTTACTGTTACATTCCTCCACTTCCGATAGACAAATGGCACATAAGGACTGAATCTCCGTAAAAGTAGAGGAATCACCCCCAGTATCGTGCAGCCGAGCAGTTATTTGATCGAAAATCTCTGTCTGCCGAGTACTCAGGTACTCAGGGGCTATGGGTGTACTCTTTGACGGAGGTGGAACTTCGGGGTGTTCATCTTTGCGATATGTACCCTTTGCTTTTTTAACCTCTATCGGGATTATTTTTCTTCCTGAATTTTTACGTGATCCTCCCATTTCTATTTCTCCTCTTCACTTGAGGTAATTGACCATTTGAAAAAAGGCTCCGTTGGGTAATACGGCTGTAGTGGCTGATAAGGCTGTGATGGATAAAATGGTATGTATTCCTTTTCTGGGAACAGCTCATTAAGAAGCCGCTTTAAATCTTTTGCTGCGTCCACAGAAAGCTCAACCTCTTCCCCATTCATCTTTAAAATAATACTTGATATCTTAATGTCTGACATATTATTCCCTTTCTGCTAAACTGTATTTTTCCATTCATCAAAATAACGATCAACTTTCTTTTGGCTGAACGTGAACGAGGTCATCGGTGTTCCCCTCAACTGCATGAGTTTAATGAGGATATGTTCCTTGGCTGTCTCTGCTTTTCCTGTTCCGTTGTCCATCACAGAACGAACAATATCTATGATGTCCTCGTCGTGTGTGCGATCAATATAATTAATGCTCATTATTTCTCCTTCCGCTTCCATCGGTCCGGACCATGGTATTCTTCATGGCACGATCTACAGAGAGCTTCTTTGTTAGATTCTTCTCGGTTCAACTCATTCCCATCTATATGATGCACTAAAAAAGCCGGTGTCACTCGGGTTGGGCGCTTGATTAAACAGCACTCACACAAAGGAAATTTATCCAGATAAGCATCGCGCTCCCTGCGCCACGCAGCTGAATGGATAAATTTCCTTTCAGCGGTATTATTTCGTTCCTTATCATAGACCTTGTTGGCATGATTTAGATGCTCCATACACTCCGGACAATAGGAGTTTAAACGCCCATTTTTACCAATTCCAGACCGTTTATTGGGGCAAATTCCAGTCCTTGACCCTCTTCCAGGGCACGGCCTCGCTGCTGTTTTTGGCATTTCTATTCCCTTGTCGTTCGTTTTAGTATTTTGACCCTTAACCATTTCCGTTTCTGACACCGTAGGGCGAACTCGAGCTTCGTCATCCGCTTCCCGCAGTTTAGTCACTTCGCCACGTAGTAGAGTGAATTTTTACCTATATAGTGATCCCAAACATGCTCCCGGCAGAAAGGTCTTTTAAAGAGCTGAATTAGTTGTCTTACCTTCATTTTTATGCGCCACATAAATACCTCCCTCTCTTTTAAATTGAGCCCTTAAAAACTCTTAGACGTTCTTAACCGTTAACAGATTTAAGCAGAAAACCGCATGTTGTTTAAATCGG